ACTGTTGATAATCATGTAATTACACTAACAGCAGGGTCGGCTGGTACTACGGCCACAGGTTCTTATGTCACATCTGTAACTGTTGACTAAGATGAGCTATGCGAAAGCTTTTATTTTTATTTTTTATATATGCTTTACCAGTTAATGCAAATATTGTGCCTAATTTTACGACAGGTACGATGTCCTCGACTACCAACACTCAAACAACAATTACAGAGTCAATTACAAGTAAAGATTATAAAACTGGATATGAATATACTGTTACAGGAACAGGCATTAGTGCAAATGGCGATATTTCTCCAGATGCAGTTAGTGTTACAGGAACAGTAGGAGGTCAAACATATACATGGACAGGAGCAGATATGACAACAAAACCAAATTGGACTCTTACAAATCCAACATCAGGAGATGCCTTTCAATTTACAGAAACATATTCAGCCCCCGGTCTTCAAAACGTCACAACCATAAATCGCACCATCGAAACGGAATCCGTAGTTACTTCTACCTCTGTCTTTCAATAGCTTTTTTACCAGCAAGTGCTTTAGCTAATGCTGTAAGTCAAAGTAATAGTGGATCTGTCACTAATCAAAACTGGAATGTAAATAATGGAAGTTTTCACACTAATCAATTTGGTGGAGGTGTTGTCTGTCAAGGAGCAATGATGACCATAACTCCGTTTACTACATTTAATACAAACTACAGAAAACCATATCGTGATTTTTACTACACACCTGTTTATGATGAAACAGATATTGTTGGCGACTTTGATGATGATGGTAATGCTATAGGTGACGGCACTCCTGATAATCCCGGAGAAATTTTGTATTATCAACAAAATTATTCTGGTACAAATAAAGATAGCTATGCTCTTGGCACAGGTATTACATTAAATTTTAGTATTCCTTTGGATAGGCAATATACAAGAAATTGCAAAGAGGCAGCCCAAGTGCAAAATGATATAAACAAACAAAAGCTTAAGAATCTTGAACTTGATTGGCATATGGCAAGATTACGTCATTGCGGAGAGAAAGCAATTTCGGGTATTAGATTTAAAAAAGATAGCCCATATTACGATTTATGCTCAGATATTGAGATAGTTCCTAAAGCTAACCAAGTTTTGCCTCATATACACAAAATTGACGTAAAACCATAAAAAAGCCCCTTCAGAATCGCCTATAAGGGGCTTGTAAAAAAGTCTGCTTATGTTTATACCTTCAAAAAGTAAGCAACTGGCGACTAAATGTAAAACACTTAACGTCTTCTCATTATGAGGCGAATCATAAGACAGATGCTTAATAACAATATTAGTTTATTTTTTCTTCTTTGTCAGTTTTGTCATAACTTGCTTAACTATTGGTTTTACTAACTGTAAAACAAGCGGAGCAGAAGCACCGACCAAAGCAAGACTAAAAACACCAACAAATTGATTAGCAGAAGGGATGTATTGATCTTTGAAGGGTACGTCTTCATAAAGAGTTATGCACTCTGTCCCATCTAAACGATGTCCTACAACTATTTCCAGCTTCTTTGCATTTCTGTAATCGCCTCTGCGCTGGTCTTTTGAGCTTGGACACTCTGGTATAACTATTTTTTCCTTTTCTTTTGGAATTTCTGGTTTTACTGTTGGTGAATTTATTGTTTCGTTTGTTTCTTGTCTTGTCCCTTGTTCTTTTGACTCAACAATATCTATTTTTCTTCTGTCATATAACATTGGTTGGAACGAAGGCATTGATCCGTAAGGACACGAAATCATTGTCCCTGTTGGATCATCATCATATAAAGCAGTATTTTTAGGAGAAGCATCTCTGTGATATTTTACGCAGCCCGGTAATTTTATAGATGGAGGAGGAACATTTAAAACTTGATAAGGAATATGTAATGGTAAATCTATTTTTATTTCTGGAATAGAAATATTAGGAATCTCAATCGTAGGCATTTCTAGGAAGATAAACTTCTACATAAGAAAAACATTTTGGGCAAGATAAATTTGTGACCATACAATATTCTGTGCTATCTTCCATGTCCTCATCACCACCCCAAATTAATTCTGATTTACAATGCCAACAATTCATATCTTTGGTTTGTTTAATGTTGAAGGGATAGGTAACGATGGGCCAGTAAGATCTGGCAAATTGTTTTCTAAAACATTACCCATAAGTCCTTGTACATTTTCAAGCACTTGATTCATCATTTTAGCCTTAAACTGTTCTGACGTTACATACTTATATGTAAAGAAACCACCGCCTAATATGCCTAATACTAAAACAGTAGATAATATAGAAAGATAGTTACAAATTTTTTGAAACATGATTAAAGAAGCATTAATTAAAGCAAGCGTACCAATTACATTTATGGTGCTTTTTTTAATTATAGGTTTAGCACCACTTTATGTCATGTATGGCATTATTGACCGAAATATACCTGTCAAAAGTAAATAATGTTTCATATAAAAAGTTATCAATACAAATTAAATAATTGGGATAATAAAAAACAAAAGTTAAATGAAATAATAGAAAAAATAAATTTTTATCAAGACAGAAATTCTAACCTGTTAACTGATTACGGATCTAATAATAATTATGAAGCAGATGTTATACAGATATTAAAAGAAGATATTATCAAGTTTTTTATAGAAGCTAATCTTTATAATCCATTTGTGAGTAGTTTATGGTTTCAACAATATAATAATGAACAATGTCATTTAACTCATAATCATGGAGCATTAGGTTATAGCTCTGTTTTATATATAAATTATGATGCAAAACATCATACAGCAACAAGATTTCTATCTCCTTTTTATTCAGTTACAGGAGAAACTATAACTTATGTACCAGAAGTAGACGAGGGAACACTTTTAGTTTTTCCAAGCATGATAAATCATTATACTTTGCCTAACCAAAGTCAAAAAACTAGAACAATATTATCTATTAATTTCAAAGAAAATCGTTAATATTATTCTTTAGTATCTTCTTCTTCTGTTTTTATTAAATCATCACAAGCAGCAATACCACCTCGTAGCTCGTATATTTTTTTTTCACAGTTTTGCATGACCTGTTGAGCTTCTTGGTAATTTTTTGCTATCTGTTGTAGTTCAGATTCAAGAGCAGCTTTTTTTTGGCTTGGATCTATCATTAAATTATAAAGTATAATATCAATATAATATCAGTACTACACACTTATATCAACTAGGTTCTGTCGGCCAAGTTGGATTGTTAGGATCTGATGTATTTGCTGGTAAATCTCTTAATTTTTGTCTGTAAGTTGCCCAAGGAGTTTTTATTGCGTCAGGTACATCAGAACCTTGAGTCCAATCACTCATTCTTAATTTTTGGTTTCTGTCTCTTCTAAGTAAACGCAATGGTTCGCCAGCTTCTAATTCAGCAATTTTTGTTGTTACCTCAGATTTTGTTGGTTTTGTTATATCAGATGATAACCAAGTAATTCCTTCATAACTATCGCCATCAATAACCCACTCTGCGTTTGGTGTTAATTGTGCTAATGCTTCTGCAATCATTATCCTGACATCTCCAAAACTACTAATGATGATTGACAGGATGATTGATAAGACTGACTACCATCGTTATTATTATGGCTACGATTTATAGTCAAAGGTTTAGATGAATCTTGCACTCTAACTTGTATTTTATAAGTTACTGCGGATGTTGTACCAGTTGAATCGCATCCTACAACTGCAAATGAACCAATACTATGGTCATCGTTAAAAGCCAAACCTCCAACAGTCATACAACCTCTGGATCTACTTCCTTCTGATCTACCATTTACTGAATGATGCTCCGTAAAACTTCCAGTACCAATTTGTCTCATAACTCTAAATTCAGAAGCATGGTCTAAGTTGCTTTGTCTTGTTGATGCTCTTCCAAAACTCACTAATACAAGAAAAGTACTGCTTGAACTTTGAGGTGTCAGCGTTACATTCATATCTGTAATATCAACAAAAGTTGTAGAACTTGTAGAAAAATGTCCACCATTTCTACCTAATTTTGCTTGTAATATGCCGCCATACGCACCAGAAGCTATACCATCTTTAGGTCTTAAACTAGAGGTAAAAATTGGCATCAGCTTACCTCCGTTAGATTAAATTT